TCACACTTGACATAGTATTAAACTGAAACAATCCTTGGTGGTGGAACAACCTCTGCATATGATAAATCATCTGCAGCAGCTGCATATATCATCAGAATTGGGAAAGACGAAAATCTTGCTGGAACAAGAAGATCTACATTCAACCAATTACGTGGATAGATATTTGTATCTCCAAGATAGTCAACCAGCACTTCATATGGAGTTGCGCGATAATAAGAACACTCGATTTCTAAAGGAGAATCGGGTGGATTTAGTACCTCAACACAACCAGTATGATAACTTGTTCCAGCAGGTTGCGGTGTAGGGGCAAATAATGCCGAAGTAGTAAGTACCGAGTCGTAATAGGCTCTGATCATGATTCTAGCACTTGCTCCTCCAGTCGTTACTGCTGTGGGTAATGGGTCAAGTTTATATCTTATACCTCCTCTCGTAAATCGATAAAGGTAAGAGATTGAACTAACTGGTGGAGGGGCTACAGTTGAGAAATTACGATCTGAAAGATCTATGGCCAATGACGGATTTGCTAGAGTTGGGGACCAAACTCCTGAGAAAGCAAAGCGTCTTGTCAATAATCTAACATTATCAATTATCTCTCCTTGCATTGCTTTAGCTGCATCAAGACTCAAAGGTGAAGCGGAACCCATGAATCTAACACCTGGTTGGGACATATTAAGGTCAGGTGTACCTTCATTAATTTGACCTACTGGGAAAGAAGATGGATCTTTAACCTGTTTAGGACGGGATCTTGATCTCTCGACTTTCTCAGTTGGACTAGGACTAACTATTAAGTTATATGGGAAACCACAAGGACCAGAGAACTGGGTGGACTTTGTAGCTGACCACCAAACATTAACATCAATTGTGGATGCAGTTTCGTTTGTTGCTCTAAGAGGATTGACAACATAGAAAACCACTGTTCCAGTCATTGATGTAACATTTGAGGATGTATCACCCACATTTCTCAATTCATTAGTACAATAAGCAACGGGATTATAGTACTTGATATCGAACATACATTTATCACCATCCTGAATAGAACATTCAAGATGCCATAACCTATCAGGTGTTATAGTTGTGATAAACGAGGGTCCAGTACCAGGTACAAAAGCTATACCTATACGTCCAGTTATATATTGATTCTTGATAAAAGATAATTTGCATCTTAAATCACCACACCAATATCTAAAATGGGATGCCAAATAGGACAAAACAGTTGGAGTGAACTGACCAGCTGTATTCGTACTATCTGTTATACAAAGAGCAGGAGTTACAGGTATCTTAAGGAGAATCGTCCCTTTTGCTGCTGTTGAAGCCCATGGAAAAGTATGAACCAAACCAGGTTTGGTAAATAAATAATCAAAAGACATCTCATCTAGATCATTATTCATATGGGTCGTAGACGGATCTAAAACATTACTTATTGTATTCGCCATTTTCTGCGAATTATCCACTCCATCAACTGTGGTAAAATTTCTCATAGCCCCAGGTAACATGGGCATCACGGGTTTCTTAGCAAGAGGTTTACTAAGACCTAAAGTTGTCGAAGCCCGAGCTGCCCACTGTGTAGCCCAAGCCAAGGTCTTTAATTCTGTCTTGAATATAGGTATCTCTAACTCACCTATACTCTCAAACACAGCTGCTGTCGTTGTCAGCGCATCAGTGATGTTGTTTTGCTTAACATCGGATTCTTCTTCCATCATCTGAGCCATTGGAAGAGGAATAGTTGTATTTGGAACACCCATTCGAACATTTTCTAATCTCATAAAAACTGTGACTGAAGCTTTATCACCAGCAACTTGAGATCGGAAAGTATTCAGAAGAGCACATACAATGTTCTCTGTTTGATTTCCAGCGACACCATATATTATATCCCAACCATCCGTAAAGCGTCTAAAAGGAACTTTAAACTCAACATCTGAACTACCACAAAGATCTATTTCTAGATGATTGTTAGCTACTTTTGCTAATATAATATTAGGAGCAGCTCTATGTCCAAGCCCAGATGTACCGTGGAAGAAATTATACACTAGTAATCTACCAGAACTCATTATCCCAGAATTAACAGCAAATCTAAAGACCAGATCTGCTTTAAATAACCGAAATATATTGATACGTGCAGCTATATCTGCAACATTAAAAATACATGTTGGAGTAGAGATACCGAGATAACTCGTACCTACTACATCGGCCAAACCAACATCAAATGTAGCTATCTGATATTCCCTCTCAAGAACATCAATAACTTTCTCTCCCGGACAAACCTTCTCTGTTTGGTTTGCCAACCTCTTAGATAGAACTATCCTATCTTTCACTCTCTCTTCAACCTTAACACCATCGGTGACGATAGTTTTAATTTGAATCTTCTCACTCATCTCTGGGGCTCCTTCATTTTTAGTTTTAACTTCGGTGAACTTTATTATACTCGTGTCTCGGTCGTTCAAACAAGACTTGAGTTGGTAGGATTTGAAATATATATTTTGAGTGGCGAGATCTAATCTACTCTCCCTCAACGCGAGGGTCCACTTCCTTTCGGAACTCAAGAATCGGGCTTTGCTGTGTGGATCTGCTACGACCAATCCACACCCCTGTCCTAAGATTTCTCGCCTAGGTTCTGCGAGTAATTCAGTCGGATCTGACTGATATTGTATGACGCTAAAATCTCTACAAATTATACTCATATAATCTGTAGATACAACATTGTTCATACTAATGTTATATTTGGCTCTCCATTCAAGAACTTTACTGACATAGAGATCGAAAACCGATTTCCCATGCCAAACAAGTTCTATCACAAAAGAATTAAAAGCACCCCCTAATATTGTTGCCATGTTATTTTTAGATTTAACAAAGTATAAAACATTAAGGATAGCTTGCAATTCTAAAGGAGCCACCCATCGTCTTGAAATATCACACCATCTAAAGGATCTTTTAAGAAATGAACATTCCTCAAGAGACCGAAAATCTGGCACAACGTCCCCAGTTTTCTTCTCATCGGTATAGATCATACCAATATTCTTAAATTGAAGTGCGCAAGTTCTTTGATTAAAGAACTTTTCAACACCCCCCTTAAGACCTACTATATTATCATCTCCAAAAACCCTCAATACTACATTCTTGTTAAAAGAATCCAAGATAGTTAATATATCAGCTCGTTCAAATGCTAAATAACTGCGTATATAAACTATTCTAAATGCAATACTAAGATATAAACAATTAATTATACTTGTCAAAGGACATCCAGAAGGATTAGAATGATTCCAAGTATAAATTAATCTATTAACACAATGGGTTGAACAAACCATATCGTAAAATAAAGTAGTTCTCACAATATTGTCTGGGTTGTTTTTCCCATACCACCAATTAATAATTTTTAAACAATACCACAAAATAGCAGCATGCAAAGAACCATCAAAGGATTTAAAATCTCCAGCTATCACTTTATTACCCAAATCCTTTGCCAACATATCCCAATCAGAGCAATGGGGATTAATACCAATACATCCCTCAACGTGAGCAAAATTACTCACAAAGAATCCAATAAATTCGCCAAAGAACATTCGAACCGCGATTACATAATCAAGTGGTGCGGATGAAAAAACTCTGGTGCTAAAAGATTGAACTTTTTCATTCAATCTTTTTTCAGATTTGAGATGATCAGAATATACAGTAGGTAAAATTTTAGATCGAAATGCCCAGAAAATACGCAACAAAATAATTACAATCAATTGCTGATCTATTATCTTAGTGGTCATATCGATCCAATTTTGTTTACCTACTTCTCCATCCTTATTATCTCGATATCCCCATCCAGGACCAGTACTTAAATCTATAGGGGGTAGATTTATACTCTTTTTACCAAAGACACCCTCTTTGAGATTAAGAGCGCTTCGTGTAATAGAATTGGACGTCGGAATTGATAAAAGTTTTGAGAAATAATTATTTGCTGCAGGTTTAATCAAAGAGCGATCAATATAAACCTGCGGCATAACACATTTCTCCAAACCTTTAAGCATAGGATCCACTCTAACTCCATCTATTAAACCAACATTGAGCTTGGCCGGTGAATACGGTGATGGACCGAAAACACCATAAAATTTCGAAGGATAAATATCATCCTTTGGTCTTGGTTCAAAGTGTACATATCGGGAAACTTTATCGAATCCCTTAGGTTCAAATTGAACTCCTGGATGAGGAAAATAGATCTGACCATCCTTATCTATATCAATCTTTTCGGGTTCTCCCACTACAAAATCTGGGAGTACAGTTTTTGAACAAGACGTAGGGAGGAAAAAGTTAGCAGCCGCTATCATCTCCTGAGTAACAAATCCAGCATAAGCCTTTTTCCTGTCGGAATGACCTGCTAAATGTAAGCCTAGTATCCTTGGTCTAGTCGAAGTATCACCGGTAAAAGCGACACCACCACAGTCTCCTTGTTTAGAATATATCATGTACATGATATATTTATACATTGTGACTACTCGTACTTCATCAGCTGATCCAACCTTATATTCAAGTACATCTTTGACCACTTCCCCTTCTCCTGACCAACAACTTAAAGCCTTTTTATCACCAATATCATCAACTTTCATTAATAATATATCAAGAGCACCTGGAACGAACTCTTGATCTGATGAAAATAAATTTAAAATTGATCGAAACAAAGGTATGGGTCCCTTAGGTTTAAAGCCAAACAAAACAAAATCGGTATAATAAGGTTTACCCTCTAAATTTATATCTACAATAAAAGAAGTTGATATATCATTAACAGAAACTGTGTAATGGGTTCCAATTAAAGGATTCTCAAGATATATTTGACCAGAACGATCATATATAGATTGATAGCGAGCAAAAATATGACTTAAAGTCAACATTACATGTCCAAAAACAAAGATGCCATTCATTAGTAGCGATTTAGATCCATCGCTCTTAATCTCATAAATAACAAAAAAATTCTTAGCAGCCTTACCGATAACATCTTTCACATTTTGTGGACATGCTTGATTAGCTTTAATATCATCTTCAAGAGATGGGGCTATCTTCTTAAACTCTTCAATATATTTATCCAATGGATCTTCACCATCATTTCCTTCCGAAACGACATATCCTCCTTTTCCATCCATAATCACTGTACTATGGTCCTGATAATTAGTATGGGAATACCTTTCACGTTTCTTCCCACCTTTTCCTTTGCCACCAGCTCTATCACGTGAGTCCTTGAGCCTCATCCTATATTCGTTTAACTCATATCCTCTCTTCTCAAGTTCAGAAGATAATCTACTATGTCTACCAGTATCCTCTAACCAAGAAAAGAAAGTTTTCTTAGAATTTCTGTGTTTTTCTAAATAATCCAAATATTTCTTATAATCCTCATCTACAGGGCCACTTTCTCCAGCCATATGATCAATTGGTATAGGTTTCTTATCCTTAGGCGTCAATAAATTTATAACAAATTGAGTGGTCTTATAACTTATAACAAATAACAAAAAAGTCTTACAAAATTGATATACCGGTGCTGGAATAGCTATAATGTAATCATCCTTCAATTTTTGAAATAAATTTCTAGTTAGAGCATATTCTCTGAAAGCTTGATTTCTCCAAACATTATGTTCTCTTGTTTCAAATCTATATTCTCTGAGCATACCAACTATAACCATAAAATTTTCAATCTCTTTAAGACCTTCAATATCACTATATATGGAAAAATACATTGAATTAGTGTTCTCGAAAGATATAATGCAATCAAGGACTCCTATAGATCGAAGCTTATTTAAAGGAACTTCCATATTAATCAAACGACCAATATACATAGATTTCCCCTCATCATCACTCTTATCATCAATTGGATCTAATGAAGCATGGAATTCAGATTCACTCGTAGTCATACCAAATATGGCAGTAGCATCTTTAATTATACGATTTCTTCTATTAACTACTTCATCAGTTAAACCTTGACCAAATATCTCTGTCAATTTGGTGGGTTTTAATGTACTTATATGAGATAAATAGTTAACTCCAGCACACGAGTTCTTCATTGCTTCATCATATTGATTCTTCCTTATCTTGAACATAGCATCCAACATACAGCGTAATCCATCAAAAGTCACAACAAATTCATGTGGTGAGAGAGGAGGGCCCTCATTACTAAGAGTATCAAACAAATTTCGATGAATAAAAAGGTCTTCATTCACCGTACCATCGGGTCTCATAAATATATCTTTAAAATTGGATCCTAAATTATGTGAATGAATTCTATAACAATTGGCAGACATATCCATTCCTCCCTTTGCTAATTTAGATTCATCAATCATTCCTCCTTTGTTACCATTAGCAGCACGTGTTCTATAGAAAGGTAGAACAACACACTCACATTTAATATCCAAACGTCTATTAAATGCATCCATACTAAGCAAATTCGGATCAAAAATATTCTCTGCATTTGTAGTAATAGGCAAGAAGGTGGAAGTAAAATATGTCTCAGCCTTGCTTTCACACCGAGCCATATTCATAGCAAATGGAGCAGTGTTTGCTAATCCTATTAGTTTGACACAATCACTTGCACCACCCAAATAAGGAACTTGTTGACCTAACTCTTCTAAAAGATAAACTAATTGACCTCTATAACCATCACTATACTGTGATCCCATTGATTGAACAAAGATTTGCTCATCAACTGATTTATAACCTGCTTGAGTCACAACATGATTTATAAGAGCACGAACACTCGTAGTCTTTCCTTTTCCGGGACTAGACCACATATACAAAACCACAGGAGCTTGTCTGACTTTATTTGATGATGAAGGAATAGAAGCACTGATAGCAGCTATAGGACGTATTGCTGCCAAGTGTTGGACAATAAATGCCTTAACCGGATCTTTCACATATTCTCTCAATAAATAATGTCCTTGTTCTGTCAGTTTAAGAACTTTATCTTGCATTACAGCATTACCAGTAATGTTAGCTGTTGATTTTGTTGCAACAACTGACACCACTTCTTCTGACCAAACGTAAACTTTTGTTGGAATTTCTCTGCTCAAAGGTCCTATCCCTAAAAAATCTTCTAGAGTGTTTTTAGCAAACTCTATAACAACAGAGAGTATATCATAAATAGTTTTAGCAGATCTAAGTGCCATAGCAAAATTACTTAAGCCCATACCAAAAGTTTTAAAATCTATAATCTTACCAAATATAAAAGAACAAATTAATTCAGCAAATCCTATAACACTATCAGTTAATCCATGACCAATAATAGCACCTTGTACCATATTCTCAAGAAATTCAACACATTTATTAAACAAATCCATTTTATTCGGAACCATAGCGATAATGAAATGAACCAATAAAGGTACAGATCCTACTTTCTTCATATAGACATTATAACCTAAATGTATCAAAAAAGTCAATGTTCCAACATCGGAAAGTACTTTAAATAGAGGAACAGATTCTAATATTGATGAAACAGATCTATCAATATTTTTAAAAGTAGCAATAAACATATCTTTAACTTGTTCAGCAAGAGCTCGAATATCATGTATAGCATCATTGACATTATCTAATAAAGGATTAACATGCTGATCGACACTATCTCCTGTTCTAGTAATAAATTCCTGGACAGAATCCATTACAGTTTCAATCTTCTCAGTTCCTTTTTGAGTTTGAGATAAAATCATATCTATTTTATCATTTTTGGATTGAGTAGATTCAACAATAACATTCGGAAGTCCTAACACAACTTTTGAGGCGTTATACGCAAAACTAGCTGGGCGTGTCATTGTATTATATATAAATTTAAATTTATCTTCCCAAGATATATATAAATCATCTGCATCATCCTCCATCATCTGAGCATAAACATTCCGGTCAACTAACTCTCCCTTTCTATCATATCTATCGCGAACTTTCTTATAATCACTCTTCCAAAAACCAGATCCATGTTTAACACAATAGTCCAAACCTTTAAAAATTGGACTATTGATCGAACATTTAATCCTTAAAGCAACATTATCATTATATTTAATTCTGTATTCTTTACATGGACCTCCTGTTATTATTTTCCACAGGGATTTATAAAGAATAAAACCTTCAAATAATAATAATAATTTTCCCATATCAAATCCGGATGAATGTAATAAATCGGAGTAAAATCTCCATTTATCTGCTTCTTCATACCTATCATAGATTTTGATAAGGATTGACGTGCAGTACGTAGACATATCTTTAAATTTGTAAGGAATGTACTGCTTATTCCTCTTAATCGGAACTTTATATTGTCTCTCATATTTAGACCATAAATCGTCGAAAATCTGTAGTTCATTAGTGCGATTTTCAACATCATCATTCATCTGAGCATGGGGTAAACTATCTTTGTATAAATCTCCTAAGATTTTATATAAAGCTAGATCTCCATATGAGAGATAATTTTCTAAACAAGCAAAGGACTTGTCTAATTGTTGAGGTTGAAGATTTTCATCTTCTAAAAGGTCTTCCCAATTGTCAACGACTGTGGGACTCAGTTCTTTAGGACTTGAAACCTTAAAAAGATTATCAAATTCAAATATAGTTGTGTCTTGATCATCAACAGATAAATGAATTGCATAATCTGATTTATCTTCAAATAAACCCATATCTAGAACATTAGCCTTAGCCAATTTAGTGAGAGGGGATTTTCCACTTCTCTCAGATTCAAATATAGGTTTATTTAATAATAAATTTGAATGGGGAACACGAGCAGAATCAACTCGTTTATATCTGAAACTGCTATTTAGCCTAGTTTCTTTAATAGGTCGGGTCTGGTGAGAACCCCTTTTGGGTTCAGTGATAGGTTTTGAGTTAATACCTTCAAACTCTTGCGACAGTTTTACGATCTTACTGACAAACACGTGGTTGGATATCTTCTTTTGAG